AGCAAATACCGCCCTGGGGTCGTCGCGCAGACCCGCACGCGCGAGACGTACCCGGGCAGCCCCGAGAACGAGCCCAGCTTGGGGTACCCAGGCTGACCAGCCACCGGGACGATGCCGTTCGCGGTGTTCCCCGCGGCGAGCGTCGCAGTGGTCTGCGTACGGCCGTCGAGCATGAACGCCTGGTCGAAGTACGAATACCAAGAGCCGGGGTTATTCGAGAGAGCCATCGACTTGAGATAGTCGACGCGCGTGATGGCTGCGGCCCTGAGGTCGGCAATCGTCGTGATCGGCATCGCCTCACCCCGTCACGATGTCGAGGTCGACGTCCCCGTAGCCGCTCGAGCTGCTGTCGGGCACGAACATGAAGTAGAGTGCCGACGTCTCGTAGATGCGCGTGAGCGGGAGCTGGAGCGCATCGAGTACTCGGGTCGTGTAGGAGCCGCTTCCCCCGAAGAACCCGTCGAAGCGCATCGTGAACAAGCGCCGGAGCAGCATCAGGTTGAAGGTGCCCGCGGTCATGGAGCTTGCCACGACCGAGTTGACTGCACGGACCTCCGTGTCCCCCGCCGCAAGGCCGATGCGCACGCACCGACGCGGGCCGCCGTTCGCCTGCTGCATATTCTGCAGACCCGTCGTCACACTGGCGAGAGCTTGGTTCGTGTACCCGACGTTCAGAACAAGCGTCCCGGTGATCGTCGTGACGGTCTCGGCCCAGAGCTCGACCTGCCGCCAGTCCGGCACGCGCGCCGCGATGGACGGCATCGCGACAGCCTGATTGGCGTTGAAGGTGTACGCGCCGCCTACCCAGAGGCGGTCGAAGACCATGAGCCGCCCGGTGACCGACCAGAACGCCTCGGCGCGCGCGATGTAGCCCTCTTGCCCTCCGAACGAGAACAGGCGCGGGTACCCAGGGTCTCCGGCGACGGGCACGACGCCGTTCACGTTGCCCGGCGACAGCGACGAGGCTGGTCCAGGCGCCCCCGCAACGTCGAGCAGCGAGTGTGCCCAATACGGTGACGTCGCGAATGCGGCTTGCTTGAGCATCCGCACGCGGCGAGCGCTCGTCATCGCGGCGAGAAGTTGGTTCGTCGAGGCGATCGGCATCGCTCAGTAGCTCCCGATCGTGAGGATGATCTCCGAGCCGTAGCCCGCGCCGTAGTTGCCGGCGTCAGGACCAGGGGCGAAGAGAAGCGCGCTCTGTTGGTGGACTTCGGGCAGGCCGGTCATGAACAGGTCTGCGCGCGAAAGGAACTGGCCTTGCCGCAGGAGCAAAATCCGACGCAGGACGTACACGTTGAACTCCAGACCGTTCGTACAGTTGGTGCTGGAGTTGACCGAGGTGATCTGCGACACGCCACGGTCGCCGGCAGCGAGAGGGATGTTCCACAGCCCGCCCGCCGTCATGGCTGTCGTGTACGGCCACGGCTGCGCGCCGGTGGACTTGGCGACGCCCGACTCGTTCAAGTAGCCCACCGTGATGTCGCACGTGGCAGGGGACCCGCTGTGCGACGTGAGCCACGGCGCCGCCTGCTCGACCCAGATGCCCGTGTCGAGGTAGTCCCCTCCGGGCAGCCGCGCGGCGAAGGAAGGCTGCACGGGGTTGAGGTTGTAGAGCGTGTTTTGCGCGAACGTGCCGCAGCGGAAGAGAAGGTCGAAGAGCGCGGCGTGCCCTGCGGCCGCGCTCGCGCTCTCCACGTGCAGGATGTAGCCCTTCGCTCCCACGGGAAACGCGTCGAGCCGCGGGAAGCCCTGCGTGAGGTGCGTCGGCACCTCGCCGGTGACGCGCAGGGATGACCCATGCGCGACAACACCGAGCCCGGGATGACCCCACGAGAGCCCGGCTCCGGTCTGCGGGTTGATCGACGACGACAGTATCGCGTTCGGTTTGTTGGCCGCCGTGCGGAAGATGTTGATGACCTGCTTCTGCGCAGCGAAGAAGTCGTCAACCGACGCGATCGGCATCAGTCCTCCGACGCGACGAGAGTCCCCGCCGGGAAGTACACGGGGTCGCCAGCGCCGATCGTCTTCTGCACGGTGAGCGCGCCCCACCGGAGCAAGTTCCCACCCGAAGCCTCGTCGAAGATCCCGAAGTGCGTGACCGTGCCCCACGGCGCCGAGGGCGTCGGGAAGATGATCTGCGTGCCGTTCGACTTCGAGCCGCCGCTCGCCGCCGGCCAGTTGGTCGCGTTGTTGACGACCGCGGCGCGCGCGTAGCTGCCGCCGGTGACCTCCGTCCCGCCCCCGGCGTCGCTCGGGGCCGCCGTGAACAGGGCGACGTGCACGTTCGCCGGGCGCACGTAGTCCGGGCCCCCGAGCATGTGGTCGAGGATTGCGTTCTCGAGGAAGTCCGACTTCGACATCACGCCTCCGTGGTGCGCCAGTGCACGCGGTAGAAGACCGACCAGAGCCAGGTTTCGCCGGCGCGCCCCTGCCCGCGCGTGCGGATGTTGTTCGTCTCTGCGACGAGCGCAGCGCTCATGCCCGTGGTGGTCCCCACGGTGTCCGGAGTGCCCGGGGTGACCGTGCCCAGCGTCATGATCCCGCCGACCTTCGTGAAGCCGCAGCGCAGCCAGTTGGACCAGTGCGCGTCGCCGCCGCCCTTCGTGGCCACGAACTCCGCCTCGACGCGGCCCGTCGCGCCGTTCGGGATCCCGATGACGGTCGTGAGGCTCGTCATGACGTCCGTCGTCGTGGTGCCGGCTGCGTACAGCTGCTCGTTGATGAAGGACTTTGCAACGCCGCGGTCGAGCGAGATGCGCGCGGCAAGGGCCTGCGCGATGACGAGCCCGGAGGTCAGCACCAGGCTGGCATCTACGGTGAACTCCGAGCCGTTGAGGTTCCCGACGGTCGGCCGAAGCCTCGTCCCGTCGAAAGCCATCTGGCGCATCGCGCCGGGGACAAGCCACATCCCAGGACCGACCGGGCCACGCACATCCGCGTCGCGGTTGGTGTCGTTGAGGACGAGCCAGTCGTCGCCGACCTGTGCCGCGCCGATGATGGCCGCGAACTCCTCATCGGGGGCGCCCACGAGGCGCACGAGACGCTTTGCCGAAGCAGCCTCAGGGATCTGCACCGGCGCGCTCATCGTTGCGTCGGCAGGGACACTGACGTCGGCCGTGCCTCCGAACCGGAACAGCCGCTCGAGCCAGGGGGAGCTCATCTCAGGGCCTCATGTGGACGTACGAGCGCACGAGGCGCCGGATCTGAATCGCGTTGGCCCCGTCGCCGGCGGCGCGGAGCTGGATCTTCACGGTCGTCCCGACCGGCGGCGTCGCGGGCGCCTGCAGCGTCACCGACGCCCATGCGGTCGCAGCGACATCGCGCTCGCTGTTTGCGACGGCGAACGGCGCACCGTTCATCTGGACCCACATCTGCAGCTTGCCGGTGGTCGCCGTGGCCATCTTGGCCTCGAAGGTCCACGTCGACATGATGTGGTCACCGCCGGCCACGCTCGCGACGAGGATCTCGAGTTCGTTCGCCACGCTTGCGACGTTCGAGATGTTGTTGGCCGTGTTCGCGAACAGAACGCCTGCGTCGACGATCTCGATCTGCTCCAGAGCGACGATGCGGTTCGGAACAGCCTGCTCGACCTTGTTTCCGGCGCCGATCGTCGCGAGGTAGCCGCCGCGGAGCTGCGCGAGCGAGTGGACCCACTGCCCTGGCCCAGCGTTCGGCTTCAGGATCCACGGCACGATGTCCGCAAGAGGCGTCGTCGATGCGTCGAAGTAGTAGAAGCCGACGCCCGGAACGAGCCGCTGGTCGCCCGTCGACATCCCAGCCACGGCCTTCAGCGCCGTGATGTCGGCGACGTTCCGGAAGCGCATCACGCCGCTGACGTCGACGATCGCCTTCAGGTAGGCGCTGCGGTTGACCAGCTTCTGCAGAAAGGTGCCGGACAGCGAAGCGCTGGTCGCACCCTCGCCATCGTTCGGGACCTGAACGTTCGCGTCGAACGTCACGCTCTCGGGCACGGTGGTAGGCATGAGGACCTCAGGTTAGGGCACGAGGTAAGCGACCTTCGACCCGGGCGTCGGGTCGCCGTCGTCGAGACCGCCAGCGACCTTCACGTCGCCCGACAGCACGAGCGCGATCCATTCGCAGTGCGCGGTGGCAGGCTTCAGGAGACGCACGAGCCGCCGCAGCAACTCGAGCAGTCGAGGGTCGCCGTTCACGCCCCAGAGCTTCCCGCCGCCCCAGACCGTCCCGTCGCCGAAGGAGAACGAGAAGTCGGCGCCGAACGGGTGCGGCGCGCGCACCACGATCTGGAACCACCGCGCGCGGTTCAGGTCGCCGGAGTGACGACCCCAGCCGGGCGTGATGTTCGACTCGAAGACGGAGACGTTCGTGAGGCCGAGGAGCGCGAACGCCGCCTTGATGCCGGTCTCGGTGCCGGCCCACTGCCAGAGATACCAGGCACGCCGCAGGCGCGCTCGGTACTCGTCCAGCGACTCGCCAGGGGCGCGCGGGAAGCGCCTCGCCTCTCCGTGCAGCGCGAGAGCGTCCTCGGGAGCCCGCGAGATGAACCGGCAGGCGAGCGACTGGCGTGCCCCCTCGAGCAAGCCGTCGATCAGGACACCGCGCGCCGCGTTCTCCGCGATGCCGTTCGGCCCCGCGTGCCAGCTCGGGATGATGCCTGGCGCCACGAGCGCCTGGTGGTACGGCAGGAACGCCATCAGACGCTCACCCAACTTGCGTCGTCGAGCAGGTAGACGAGAACGTTCACCGCGTCGGCGGGCGGCAGGCCGGCCCCCATCACCGCACCCGTCGCGAGCGGTGCTCCCAGGCCGTTCGTCAGGGTGACGTCGACGACGCCGGGGACGGCCATGAGCAGCTCGACCACCTGCGACACGAGCACTGCCTCGCCGAGCCCGAGGGCCTCGAAAAACGCCTGGAGGTCCGCGAGCGCCTTGGCTCGCGCCGCAGTGCGGAACGCTGCCTTCACCTTGACCTGGCCGCGCACGTCGATCGGGTTCGCGGTTGCGTTGATGACCGACACGAACGACCCGAGCGGCCGACGCAGCTGCACGTTGGCGACGGCCGCCGCGAGCGCGCTCGGCGACGCTGGCCCCGACGAGCTCGCGACGATCACGGTCACGGCCGGGAAGCCTGCGGTCACGTCGGCGAACGGGTCCTCCTGGACACGCGCTCGAGTGATCTCGTCCGAGGAGTCGAGCGCCCACTTGATGTAGGCCTCGCTGGGTCCCGTGGTCGTCAGCGTCGACCACTTGGACCGGCAGCGCAGCCTGAGGGACTCGTCGTCCTCCTCGTTGACGCCAGTCTGCGTGACCCATCCGAGCGCCGTCGCGACGCTGAGCGCCAGACCGGGGACCGGCGTCGCGAGCGCGATGGTGTTGCCGCTGACGTTGTAGGCCGCGCCCGGGGACTCGGCGCCGATGGTCACCGCCACGCTACCCGACGGCGGCACGACGACGGCGCCGACGTTCCGGTACACGAGGTCCTCGTCGGCGGACGACGAGAAGATCAGCGCACCATCGGCGAAGCTGTGCCCGCCGCCGCTGGTGTCGGTCAGCGTGACGGTCCCGCGCGTCTGCACGGCAGGCTTGCGAGCCTCGTCGAAGTCGTCGAGCGCCTTGAGCGTCAGGGCATCCCCCGTCGCCCCGTCCTCCGCGCTGGTCCCGAGGACGCCCATCCGGGCGTACTGCGCTTGCACCTCCGACGCGTCAGCGATGGCATCGGCGATGAACTCGAGCGTCGCCCGCGGCTCGTCGAAGGCGCCCCACGAGTCGACCGGGGAGCCGGCCGCCTGGAAGATGGGGATCGCGAGGGTGAAGACCTGCTCCCGCGTCATCGGGCGAATCAGGTCGGCGTAGGTAAGGGTCGCCATCAGGTGATCCGCAGGACTTCGGTGGTGAGCTGGGAGACGGCGAGCACCAGGTCGAAGGGGCCCTCGCCGGTCTCCCCAGAAATCGCGAGGGTGAGGACGCCGCTGGCCTCGGTGAACGAGGCGCGGATCTGGACGGTCTCGACGCGCTCGTCGCGTAGGACCTCGGCCCGGACGATCCCGATGAGCGCCTCGAGCGGGCCCGAGCTCGCGAGGCTGAGTGAGTCGTTGACAAGCTCGCGGAGGTCGAAGCCCTCGCCGGGCGCCCACGACAGCGACCCGCGGGGCGTGGTGAGTCGCCGGGCAACGGCGTGCGCGACCACGGCCGGCCCGGTGATGCGCCGGTGGTACGGGTCGACGTCGCCGCCGTCGGAGCTCCAGAGGCTGCGGACCGCGGTGAAGGGCATGGGCGTCAGCCGGTGAGGAGGACGGTGGACAGTGCCGCGAAGGCTGCGGGGTCCTCGGTCAGGAGGAGCACGCCGCGGACGCGTGCGGTGGGTACGCCGCCGCCGGGGAGACCGCCGGTGAGAGCTGCGGCGAGTTCGCCGGCGACCGCGGTGTTCGTGGTGTCGACCGAGAACGCGTGCACCCCGCCGGCGGACACGGCCGCCTTGAGCGTGTTGACCACGTCCTCGAGCGCGATCCGGATGCCGTTCAGGAGCCCGAGCTCCGCGCCGAGCGAGACCTGCGCGCTTGCGATCGGCCCGGGGATGTTCGTGATGATGTCCGTGATGGTGCCGACGGCCGCGGCGGCGGCCGCTGCGATCGCGGCGGCGAGTTCCGTGGGGTCGGGCAGCGAGGCCAGGAGCGCGACGTTCGCCGTGAACTGCGCCGTCAGCGCGGCGAGTCGCGCCAGCAGGTCGGCAAGCGCCGCCGCGAGCGCCGGCAGCGCCAGCGTGACGCCGATGTTGATGGCGCCCACCGTTTTCGAGCCGAGGTGCGTGACCGCCATCAGAAGCCCCTCACCTTCGACGAGCCCTTGAGGACATAGCCCGTGATGGGCAGGCCCGACGCCACCTTGCCGGTCACGATCGTGGTCGCGTTCCCTGGCGTGAGGATCGCCACGATTGGATCACCCTCGCGCACGAGCGGCCGGTCGCCGTCGGCGAGCCGCACCGTGTCTGCGTCGAACGTGACCTCCTCGACCGCCGCGGACTCCCAGCCGCGCACGATGGGGCGGGTCTGGTCGCCGTCGAGGAACTCCACGACGACGCGAGCTCCGCGACGGAACTTCGCAGAACAGCCCGGGACGCCGTAGATGACGCGCACGCGGGTCATCGCCGGGATGCGTGGCGAGTCGGGGACGACGTCCAGCGTCCCGTCGGCGTTCTGCGCTTCGACGCGAGCGCCGTAGGGAGTCCGCAGGTCGAGGCGCACGCCCACCAGGGCCTCGACCACCGCGGCGATCGATGCCTTCACCCGGTCGAAGTCCACCATGCCTCCACGCGCACCCGGTCGGGCGCGTACCGGTACGTCACGGCGGACAGCCGCCGGCCCTCGAGGACCTCGCCCGCATCGACCGTGGGATCCTCCGTCGCGAGAACCATCCGATGCGCCGCGTAGTCCTCGTCGAGCACGACCACGTCGACCAGGGACGTCGGCCAGGTCGGGGCGCCGACCCAGACCGTCCCGTCCGCGAGGACGCGCCACACGGCCCCAGGGACGGCCGACACGGCCGCGTCGAGCGTCCGCCCCGCCGTCGCCCTGCAGCGGGCCCAGGAGGCGACGGTGCGGGCGAGGACGGTGCCGTCGGAGGCGGCCGAGAGGCGCTCGCCGACGGCGGTCAGGGTGTCGACCAGGATGCTCCGCAGGGTGATTTGGCGGTACCAGCGAGCGGCGAGCTCCCGGCCGAGGCCTCCTGCGCCACCGACGACACGGACGTGAAGCCGACCGTCGTCCACCCCGGAGCGCACGACGGTGCCGGCGAGGGTCAGCGCCCCATCCGCGATCGCCAGCGTGACCGCGCCGGTGGGCGCGACCTCAGCGTCGACCACCAGGTCTGCGTGCCATGCGCCGACCAGCGGCCGATGGACCGTCGCCGCGAGAACTGGCGAGCCGTCGAGTCGGACGAGGGCCATGTCACAGCGGTGGCCCGCCCGACTTGCTCGGCAGCGGGACCTTCGGCGGGGGCTTGGGAGGGTTGAAGGCGGTGGGTACGTCCGCGACCTTGAGGGTCGAGATCTTCGGCTTGGCGGTCTTCTTCGGCGCCGGAGTCCACTGGATGCAGGAGATCGACGCCGTGCAGACGCCTCCCCCCTGGTCCTCGGGCCCTTCGATGTCGTCGACGTAGACTGCGGAGATCCCGCGCCGAGCGAGGAGCGGATGGGCGATGGTCAGCGCGGGCGCGCGGCCCGGCGCCTTGGCGATCTCGTCGGGCTGCGAGTGCGCGAGGTCGACGATCTGCTGCAGCAGTTCGAAGCCCTCGGGGTCCCACGACCGCAGCTCGATCGTGAACGTCGCAGGCTTTCGCCCGTGGTGCGTGATGGTGGCGCCGTCGGCCCCGGCCGCGTCCTTCACGTCGACACGGTTCGAGGTCTTCAGGTTACGCACCTGCATCGCTAGCTTGCGGAAGCTGACGGTGATGGTGCCGAACTGAGCCTGGTGCGCCTGGGGGTCGACGTACGGGTGCGGCGCTGCACGGGTCGTTGCGGACCGGGTCGTGGCCATCAGGCCGCCGCCCCCATCTCGAGCGCGAGCTGCTCGTGGAACTTCACGAGCTCGGCCCGCACTCGGTCCGCCAGGTCGTCGGCGACCTCGGGCGAGACGCTGCCCCGGACGGTGATCTCGATGTTGGTGTCGCCGAAGACGATCCCGCCACCTCGGCTCGGCCCCGAGCCTGCCGCCGAAGCGGGCGCCGGCGGCACAACGAGGTCGGTGAACGCGCCCTGGACGCGCGGCGCGCCCTTCTCGACGCCGAGCGCGAAGCCCTCGGCCGTAAACCCGCCGAGGCCCAGCATGACCTTCGAGGGCGAAGCGATCCCGAGGGCGCCCTTGACCGTCTTGGTGATGTCGCTGGCAAGCCCCTTCACGCCGTCCACGACCTTCGTCCAGCCGTTCTTGATGCCGTCCCAAAGGCCATCGACGATCGCCTTGCCCCACTCGACCGCGGCGAACGGGAGCTCGCCGAGCCACTTGAAGAAGTCGACCACGCCGCTGACGAGCCCCTTGAGGAACGCGCTGGTCGCGTTCGCCGCGGCCTTGTAGCCGTCGACGAGTGCCACGAGGGCCTGGACGATCCACGACGCCGCCTGGATGACCAGGCCGAGGGTGATGCCGACGGCCGCGCCGTGGAACTTGAACGTCGCGGCGAGCGCCTTGACGACGTCCTGCATCTGGATGCCTTCGCCGCCGAACTTCCCCATCGGCCCGAGGATGGCCTCGAAGCCGGTCTTGAACTCGGCGACGAAGCCCGACACCAGGTCGGACACGACCTCGATGACATCGCCCGCGATCTCGATGCCGTCGGCGAGCGTGGTCACCCAGTCCGCGATGTCCTCGCCATCGCCGGTGATCTTGGTGATGACCTTGCCGACTGCGGCCGAGATCCTGGTGAGCGCCGCGACGAGCTTCTGGCCCGTCGCGCTGTTTGGGTTGAGCGCCGTCGTGAGCGACTCGAGCGCCTTGCGCATGGGCTCGATCGCCCCCGACGCGTCCGCTGCGTCGTAGAGCCGGGCGGGCACCGACTTCAGGTTGTCGAGCAACCCTCCGATCGTGTGCCCCTGCTCCTCCGCCAGGCCGCCCAGAGCCTTGCCGGTCGTCTTGGTGATGGTCTGGAGCGCCGCAGCCTGAAGCGCTGCAGCGTCGAGGGTGCCGGCCTTGATCGCTCGCTCGATGTCCTGCTGCAGGTCGCCTGTGTCGGCGCCGATGGCGTCACCCAGGGTCGCGCGGAACTTCTTCGGGTCGAGCCCCGCACCGAGCAACCGCTCGACGGCCTTCGCCGAGAGCTTGCCCTTCTCGTCGAGCATCGTGAACGCGTCGACGAGCGCGTTCGCGTCGTTGCCGAGGGCGGCCAGGTCAGCCGAGCCCTGGATGATCTTCATCGCGTCGGCGACGTCGTGCCCCTTGGACACGAGCTGGATCATCTGCTTCTGGATGTGGTCCGGGTCCGCCCCCCAGAAGTTGGACAGCCCCTGGATCTGCGCGGTGGCGTCGTCGAACTTCTTCGCGTCGCCGAGCAGCGTCTTGAGCGCCAGGTCGAGGTTCTCGCCTTCGATGGCCTCGCTCGTGACGAAGGCTGCGAGCCCGACACCCGCGGTGGCGATGGCGGCAGCGGCGGCCGCACCGAAGCCGAGGGCTGCGGCGCCGGCGTACTTGAACGCCCCACCGATGCCTTTCATGACCTTGTCGCCGACCTTCGCGACGCGCCCGCCGGCGAGGGTGGAGAGCGACTTGTCCGCGCGGCGGATCGCTCCCTGGAAGCCCCCCAGGGTCTTGGACATCTCCCGCGCCGGCTTCGACACCTTGTCGAGCAGCGCGACGGTCCACTTGAGGTCGGCCATGGGTCAGCCCTTCGGCTCCAGGAAGCGAGCGGCGCGGATGAGGAAAGTCGAGAGCAGGATCGCGAACGGCATCGGGCGGTCGCCGTGCTCCCCGTTGCGGAAGGCCAGCAGCGAACGCGCCATGCGTTCGGGGTCGGCTAGGGCTGCTTCGTATCGCGCGCGGAGCCTTTTCCCCGGAGGGCGTTCTCCTTCTCGAGCTTCGCGATCAGGGCAGGCCCGAGGTCGCGAAAGAGCGAGTAGAGACGCTGCTTGCGCCGCAGGTCGTCGAGCTCCTGCGGCGTGTGCGACGCGACAGAGGCCTTCGCCAGGGTCTCGAAGGACTCGACGGCCTGCTTCGCGAAGCCCTTCTCCAGCGCGAGCGCGCCGGCAATCGCCTCGTCGTAGGCGTCGGGGTCGGGGTAGCGGCAGATGAAGTCGATGCCGCACGCGCGCAGCGTGAAGAACTCCTCACCCTCGAAGGTGGCCTTGCACTCGTCGAGCGTCCTCGGCATCACCACACCGCCCGCTCGATCATGGCCTGGCCGTCTTCCTTGATGCTCAGCGTGGAGAAGGTGACCTTCACCTCGTGAGCGTCAGGGCCGGCGGAGCTCGAGGCGTCGGACTCGGTCATGCCGGAGAACTTCACCTGCACGCTCTTGGCTGCGAAGCCACGCTCGCCCGTGGTGAGGACAGCATCGCCCGGGGTGTCGAGCACGCGGTAGCCGCGCGCGCGGCAGTCGGCCTTGAACTTCTCCCACTGCGGCCGGAAGACGGTCATCGAGAACTCGTACTTCACGTCGCCGATGGTGTGCGCGATGGCCTCGCGCGCGTTCACGCGCACCTCGGAGCGCTCGACCGAGCACTTCCAGGCGGCCTCCTTCACATCGACGGGGAGCCCGAGAATCTTCACACGCAGGCTGGCGTGCGACGGGTAGTACCCACTGGCGGATGCAATCGGCATGAGCGTGGCTCCACACGCGAACGCCCTCGACGCCGGAGAGGCGCGAGGGCGTCACGAGTCATGGGGTGGTCGGTCAGGCAGCGGCGGTCGCGGTCGCGCGAGTCATGCCGACCGTGACGTTGATGCGCTTGAAGTAGCCCTTGGGCTGCACGGCGAGGTCGACGCTCCCGGTCCTGGTGCTGAGGATGGGGTCCGTCCGCGAGATGCGGGCCGACACCGACGACGCGTGCTGCGGCGTCGTGTAGATCACCGTGTTCTCGGCCACGCTGGTCAGCTCGCGGTCGATGGCCGCGGCGTCCTCCTCGAGGATACGACCGGTCGACGGGTTGGCGAGGACGGACTCGTTCACGAAGTCGTAGGCGCGCGCGAGCACCGCAGCCGACGCCGCGTTGATGACGCGGAGGTTCGCCGTGAGCTCGTAGTCCGAGCCGGGCGCCGCCATCTGGCGCCCCTCCGTGAGGAAGAAGCCCGGCTTCTTCTTTATGGTCCGCATCGTGGTGTACCGAGCGCTGAGACCGCCGGTGACCGACTGGTCGTGCTCGATGGACGTCCAGCCGTCGATCGCTCCCGACGCAACGCGCCCGAGGTCCTCGGAGATCGGCGCCTGCGACAGCCGCACGGCGGCAGCGAAGATGGCCGACGTCCGATAGCTCAGGGAGTCGAGCGCCGCGGTGTGCTGGCCGTGACCGGCGGCGACCATGACCCGCTTGTCGCTCATCGATGCCTGGGCCGTGTTCAGCGCGGTCCGCCACGAGGTCATGCCGGCGGCGTCGGTCGCCACAGGCTTGGGCGCCTCGAGCGCGATGCCGATGAACGTCTCCCCGGCCTCGAAGGCCGACGCCGCGGTTGCGACTGCGCTGAAGAGCGAGACCATCGCGTTCGCGCGGTCGGTGTCCGTCGCGCCGCCGTGCGAGCAGAGGACGACGCCGAAACCGAAGTCACGCCCGGAAGACCTCAGCGCGGTCAGCCCGTCGGTGACGTTCGTGTTCGTGTGGCTCGGCGCGGTCGAGGTCCACGAATAGCGGTTGTCGACCGCGTACGGGCCCGTGTTCGCGAAGTTGATGGTAATGCCGCTGTTCGGGATCGCGTAGGTCGCCGCGGTGACGAGCTCCGCCGACCAGTTCACGCCGGCGTCGAGGGAGTAGCGGAAGGTCGAGGTGCCGCGCACGCCAGCCGAGAGGATCTCGATCCGCCCGTCCCCATCGTCGAACGGGGTGCCCGTGAGCGTCACCGCCGGCGGCGCCGTGCCGGAGCTCGAGACGGCGCTGTTCGCCCCCACGGTCCCAGGCGTGAGCGGGACCGCGATGATCGGCCCGTGCCCCTCCGTCTGGACCAGCTGCGCGACCAGGCGCGCGAGTCGGCCTCGCCCGAGCGCGGCCTCGACCTCGTTCGCCGACGCGTTGCTGAAGTCGTAGATTGCCCCGACCGTGCCGAGCGTGCAGTAGCCGAGGACGGCAAGCACGTTGTCGGTCTGCTCCGGCGGCGTGCCGAGCTGACCTTCCTTGATCGTGATGGTCGCCTTGGGAGTCGTCATGGATCGTTCTCCAGTCGGGTCAGGACTTCGGGGCGGTCAGCGTTCCGTCGCCGTCCACGCCCTGGCTGTCGTCGAGGACCACGCTCTCGATGGTGACGGGCACGTACGTCTGCCCGTCGAGGTCGGACTCGAGCAGCGGGATGCGGAGCGAGATGGGCACAGTGAGCACCCAGCCCCGGAGACTCGCCTCTGAGGGGAGCGCATCGACGGCGCCGAGCTCGTACCAGGCGCCGCCCCACTTCTGCCCTGGGGCCATGCGCACCGCGGTGACGAGGTTCCGCACGAGCGCCCACGCGCCGTCGAACGTCGCCGCCCAGCAGTGGACGTCGAACGTCATGAGCACGTCAGTGAGCGCTCGCGGGTAGCCCCCCACCTCACGCGGGCCGTCGAAGGCGCCGGTCGTCGGCACCCACACGTACCGGGGTGGCGCGCCGTTCGCGGCGAGATGCTTCGCTCCGAAGAAGCTCTTGACCGACGTCGCCGTGTCGAGGGCTTCGGCGATCGGGTCGAAGATGTCGGCCTGAGGGTTCATCGGTCGAATGCCCGGTACCAGTCGGCGTTCAGACGCTCGACGATGACTTCACGCCAGGGCTTGGGCATCGCCTTCTTCGGCAGGATGCGTCGCACCGGCAGGCGCCACTTCGTGCCCCGCCGCTTCGCGCCCTTCTGGTGGAAGAAGTCCACCTCGTTCGTCGAGCGGACCTCGAAGCCCACGCGGTTCTGCAGCTTCAGACGGAGGCGTCCGGCGACCTTCGAGAGCGCGCGGCCCCCGTCCTTCTTCTTCTTCCACGCACGCCCCTGCGGGTTGCGACCAGCCTCGGCCCCGCTGACGGCGAGGTCGAAGCTGGTGCGCCCCATCGTCCGGATGCTCGCTCGCACGAGCTCCCCCGAGGCGATGCGCCCAGTCGAGGCGATGAGCTTCTCGAGCGCCTTGAAGTCGCCGCGGATCGGCACGTTGTCACCAGCCGCGAGGCGTGCCGGAGTACGCCTCCGCGCCAGCGTCGTCGCCCGCGGGCGAGCCGGGCGAGGCGCTGTCGATCAGGCCCGGGTCGACGCGACTGGCCGCGATGTCGCGCAACCACGCGAGCTCGTCGGCCGCTCGCTTCTCCCAGTTCAGGTTCGCCGGGTCGTCCGGGTTGTACCCGGCCTGGGCGACGAGGATGTCGTACGCGGCGAGGATCGCGTTGCACCGCGCCAGCGCCTCGAGGTCGCCGCCGATGATGGGCAGCGTGTAGCGCTGGCGCAGGTAGCTATCGATCTTCTTCGACGTCGCGTTCAGCGCCAGCGTGATGCCAGCCGGCGCGAGCGAGCCGGTGACCTCCGCCGAGACGCCCAGCGCCGCGAGGTCGTTGGTCGTTGCGTAGGCCACCGGCGTCCCCTCCTCAATCCTTCTCGGGCCAATCCTTCTCGGGAGTCTCTTTGACGAGCAGCTCGGGGTCCTCCTCGAGCGCCTTGCGCTGCGACGCGGTCACCCACTTGTCCGTGTACGGCTTGGCTTCACGGTCGTCCTGTCGCAGCTCCTGCACCGACGGCCAACGAAGCCCCGCTCGGAAATGCGAGCGAGAGGCCTGCACCCGCACGCAGATGTTTGCCGGTTCGGGCGCGCGCTTTTCGATCGCGCGCTGCCGCATCGACACGGCGAGCATCTGCTCTTCGGTCATCGAGGCGGCGCCGACCTTGCCGACGCTGCCCACGACGTCCTTGAGCCCCTCGAGCGCGTTCGCGAGCTGCTGGACGGAGGCGCCGTCGAGCGCCGGAGCGGCGAAGGGCGCCTGCGGGGCGACCTTCTCTTCGGTCTCGTTCTTGTCCTTGGCCATGGCGTGGCGTCCTCTCAGGCCGCGCAGCGCGCGATGGTGAAGGGGAGACCGTAGCCCGCGGCACCGCGCGCCTTGACCCCCCACTTGTAGGCGTCGAACTCGAAGACGTTCGGGTCGGTCTGACCCATCAGGGTCACGACGTCCGTCGGAGCCTGGCGCTCCTGGAAGATCATGGGCCGCGGGCGCGGGCTCGCGTCGACCAGGTACCAGACGGTCCCCTCGTTTCCGAGGCGCGGCCACACGACCGCGCGCGCGGCGCCGCGGTTCACGTTGGACGCACCGTTCGCGAGGTACTCGGCCTCGACGATTTGCTTCGCGACCTCGCGCAGCTGTGGGGGCACGAGCAGGATGACGTCGCCGCCGAACACGCCGAGCGGACGGCCGTCACGACCGGGAATCCGCTGCAACGTCGCGAGCGTCGTCGAGAAGTTCACCGTGCTCAGGGCGGTTGCGGTGAACAGGTTCGCGTACACGGCCGAAGCAGCGTTCGCGGGGTCCACCGGATGGTCGGTGTCGAAGAAGAACTGGCCGTCGAAGCAAAGCTGCGACGTGCCGGCCTGCAGCGCGGCGAGCACCAGGTCCGCCGGCCAGCGCATCGCCTGCCGACCGAACTCGGTGGCGAGGTCCGCATAGCCCTCGTACTGGTCGTCCTCGAAGTCGTTGACCGGAACCTCGAGGGTCTTCTCGAACGTCCGGTTCTTGAGCTCGTACGCGTAGCGCGCGAGGTCCTCGGCCTGACGCGGACCGATCCACTCACGGAGCCCCGTGAGCTGCCCCATGATGGGGTACTTCGTCCGCTCGCCGCCGGAGGTCTTCTTGGCGCCGGCGAGGAGCGCCATGACGGTGGCTTCGATGGGGTCCTCGGAACGGTAGCCGTCCCGGAACGCCATGTTGAACGTGGTGCGTGCTTCGGTGAGCAGCGTGGAATCGACGAGCTTTCCCATTGGATCAGAACCCCACCGCGATGCGGACGATCGGCTTGCCGTTCGCCGCGATGCCCACGCACTTGCCAGCACGCGAACGCGTGTTGGTACCGTTCGTCTTGGCGACCGTCTGGTCGTCGACGATGAAGACGTCGTTGCCGATGTCGGTCGCAGCGATCAGGTCGCCGGCCGACGAGTTCTCGAACTCGAAAGCGCCGGTGTCGAGCTGGATGGTCTGCGCGCCGTTCGCGCCCGTGTTGTCGACGGTCTCGCGAGCGACGCCCATGACGAGGAGCCCCGTCGCGGTCGTGCCCTTGACGAGGAAGCCCGACGCGTCGCGCACGACGATCGCGCCCTTCCAGATCTTGGAGCTGGCCTTGACGCCCCCGCCGTGGGTCCCGTCGGCCGGGTCCTTGTAGCGGGTCGTGTACCGTTCGCCCGTCAGCGCTGCCATTTCAGCCTCCGATCGGGGCCTTCACGCCCCGGGTGACGCGCGCCTTCTCGGCCGCGTAGTCCTTGGGATCCCACCCGCGCCGCTTGCACGTCGCGAGCTCGTCCGCCGTCAGCGTGACGGCCTCGGTCGCACCGGGCGGAGCCTCGCCGGCGACCGCCCCGCCGGCGACGTTGACCGCCTTCGGGAGCTCGCCGACCAGCGCGCGCAGGTAGTCGGGGCCCATCGAGGTTCCGAGCTCGACGAAGCGCGCGCGGCTCGCCGGGGTGATCTTGCCGTCGCGAATGCCGCCGTCGACGAGCTGCTCGATGGACGCGCGCGTCTGCGCGGCGCGCAGGGAAGCCAGCTCGGCGGCGTCCTCGGCGCCCTTTGCCGCGGCGACCTTCATGCCCTCGACCGCGCCGAGAGCTTCCTCAAGGGAGCCCTTGCCGGTCAGCAACTGCAGGCGGTCGCTGCCGCCCTTGAGGCGCTGCGCCTCCGAGACGACCTCGGCCTCCGAGGCGCTGGCGGCGAGACCGAGGGTGGTCGCGACCAGCATGGCGAACGTCATCGACATCTTCTGCTCCTTCCGCGCACGCTCCCGCACGCCATCGATCGTTTCCTCGAGTGACCCCAGCCGGTCGGCCATCCCAGCCTCGACGGCCGCTTCGCCGACGAGCACGCCGCCCGCCCCGAAGTCGCTCAACACCTTCTCGACCGTCGTGTCGCGGTACCGCGCGACGGTCTCGACGAAGACCTGCGCCATGGCGTCGACGGTCGACTGCACCACCGCGCGCCCGCTCTCGGTGCGGACGTCCGGCCGCTTCCGCGGCGACTGCGACGAGACGATCTCGATCTCCCCCGCGCTCTTCGCGTCGGGGTTCGGCAGGGCCATCACGACCCCGATGGATCCCACGCGTGCCGTGCGGTCGAGGACGACCTCGTCTGCGGCCGCCGCAATCCAGTAGGCCGCGCTCGCGCCGGTCCCGCCCACGTACGCGACGAGCGGCTTCTGGCCACGCGCGCTCGCGATCATCTCCGCGAGCTCGTGGATGCCGCTCGCCTCGCCACCAGGTGAGTCGATGTCGAGGACGATGGCCTCGACCGCAGGGTCCTCGAGGGCGCGCGTCAGGTCGAGGGCGAGCACCTCGGTGCTCGTCGCTCCGCTCACTTCCGAGAAGAGGTTGGCCCGGCGGAAGACGGGACCGACGACGGGCACGACAGCGACCCCGTCGCGCATGGCGACCTTGCGGGTGTTGTCGAGCGGTCGACCGAGCCGCGCGGCCACGGCCTCCGGGCCATCGCCCTCGCGGTTCGCGATCTGCAGGATGGCCGTGAGCCACTCCTGCGAGATGGCCCAGGGAATCGACGCGGCGAGCGCCAGCGCACGTCCGGTCATGGTGACGGTTCCTCCTCGCCGACGGGCGGTGCGGGCGGTGCTTGCGGTTCGGCCGGCGCGGGAGCGGGAGCCACCGCGGGCGGCTGCTCGGCGGCGCGCAGCTCGAATCGCTCCAGGACGGGCCCGACGTCGACGCCGGCCTTGGTGAGATTGGCGATGGCCTGAGAGACCGTGAGCAGCGCCTGCGCCCGCTTCCCGAGGTCCTCTGGCGGCGTCGTGTCCCAGTGCGGCCAGGGCGCCGCGTCCGGGTCGAAGTCCGGCCGGTTGTAGACACCCCACGGGACGATGACCTGCTCGCGGCAGACCGTGGACAGCATCGCCACGTCGGCCTCGAGGCGGTCGAGGAGCACGCGCGCGTGGACTCCTGCCGCGGCGTAGCTGCCGCCCTTCTCGATCTCGGTCGTGAGGTTCTGCCCCAGGATGGCGAGCGTGATGGCCGTATCGCAGTGGCCGATGAGCCGAGCGAAGCCCTGCGAGGCGTTCGCGTCGGTCACCTCCATCGAGAAGTCGAAGGACTCCTGGGGAGTCTGGCCACGCACGAGGCGCAACGTCGTCTCGACGCCGAGCCGCTGGACCTGGCGGAGGAACGCGTCGACGTTCTCCTTCGAGGCCCCCGACCGAGGGACGTAGGCCTTCCGGACGCCGACCCCATCGATCTCGGAGCGCCGAGCCCAGTCGCGTCGGCCGAACGTGCGAATCAGCCAGGGGACGGCAAGGGCCCTGACGGCTCCGTTCATCCAGGGGCGCGACGCGCCCGTGGGCGCCAGGAGAACCCAGCGGCCGTCACCCGGCTCGACGACGATCGCCTCGGCCCCGCGGGTGACGATGAAGCGGCGCTGCGTGTGGCTGAACCGAACGAACTGCGGGTGCACCACGCGCAGCGTCGGACGGAGCTCGATGGCCTCGCCCTCGCCCGTCGGGCACCACACGATCTCGGCGATTGCCCATCCCATCAGGATCGCCCACCGCAGCATGTCGGCGAGCGTCGACTCGGGGACCGCCTTCCACCACCACGCGTCGACGGCCTTGACCAGGCGCTCGGCCAAGCGTCCGTTCGTGGTGTCCTCGCTGACCTCCGTCCGGTAGGGCAGACCGAGGCAACCGAGCACGCGCTGGTCGAGGGCCGCGAAGACGCGGTCGTCGCGCATCATGTGCTCGGCGAGCATCGACGTCGCGTAAAACTCCCCGAGCTCGTGCTCGACGAGCGCCTGGCGCACCATGGCCACGGACCAATCGGTCCAGACCTGCGGCATGCCGAAGGGACCGAAGCGCTCGCGCGCGTCGTCCGCTTCGGTGACGGGCGCTGCGAGCTTCTTCGTCTTGGCCATCAGAATCGTGTCCGGCTGCGGTACGCGTCGGAGAACACCTGGTCGAGCACTACGCTCTCGTTGTCGAAGACGGCGAGCGCGAGGGCGTCAGCGCGGTCGGTCGAGCGGCCGAGCCGCTTGCGCATCGAGCGCTTGTCCTCGACCTTGAATCGAAGCTTGTCGTCGTAGCCGAGGAGCGGCGCGGTCACGTCGTCCTCGAGGGCCTGGTCAGGCGGAATGGCGCCCTCGGCGAGCCACTTCCGGAGCCCAATCCACAGGAGGTCACGAAGCCGCGAGCACGTCGGGTCGGGCGAGCTCGCCGCCGCCTTGAGGTTCAGGACCTCGCAGACGTCTTGGTGGAACTCCTCGAGGAAGTCGACGACGCCGGCGCCCACCGAGGACCCATCGACGCGGACGCTCGCGCGCTCGTTCGGGCGGGCGTGATCCTGGATGATGCGCACGACCTCGCGCGCGACGGCCACCGTGCTCCACCCGTCGAGGACGATGGGCGCGCTCGCCCACGTGCCTCGGCTCCAGACGATCGCGGTGCTGTCGCGTCCCTCGTGCGCCGGGTCGACCCCGATGCGCAGCGAGTCGAGCGTGAGGGGCCGGTCCGTCCAGCGCTTCTGAGCTTCACGAACCAGCGTGCGGGGAATGCAGCCGTCGGCGTTCGACGGCGGGAACTCCCCGAGGATCTTGGCGTGCCACTCCGTGGACTCCTCGCCCCACTCCTCGCGCTTCTCGGCGATGAACTCCTTCGTCGCGAGGCCTTCGATCGGGGGCTCGACCTCGGAGGCCTCGATCGAACTGATGGCGATGCGGTGCCAGTTCGACCGGTCGCCGAAGGCTTGGAAGTACCAGCCCGCCGCGATCACCGGGTTCGAGACCGCGAGGACCCTGCCGCCGCCGGCGAGGTTGCCGTCGACCGAGGACCAGATGGGGTCCGGGATCGCGGTTGCCTCGTCGATGATGTACAGGTTCCGCGCGCCGGAGATGCCGCGCAGGCGCTGCGGGTCGTTGGTGACGAAGCCGACGATCCGAGAGCCGTTCGGGAACTCCCACCCGGTCATCGGCGACTTGTGGAAGTCGCCCCCGAGCGGCATCACGGCCGGCGTCCGCGGCGAGCCGTCGGGGTGCTGGCGCGACCGGTTGCAGCTGTCGGCGCGGAGCCGCGCGAACTCCGGCCAGAGGACCGTTTCGAGGTGGTGCTGGCCAGGGGCCAGCAGAATGACCAGCGCGCGCGCGCGGGTGAGCGCCCACCAGATGGACAGCAGCGCGATGGAGAACGTCTTCGACGTCTTCTGCCCGCTGCGCACCGCCACCTTCCGGTGAACGGCGACGGCGCGGAGCAGTTCCTCCTGACGCCACCAGATGTGGGCGACGCCGAGCGCCTCGGTGGCGAAGAGGACGGGGTCGTCCTTCCACCGTGCGATCGCGCGGCGGGCCAGCGCCTGGAGCTCCTGGACGGTCATGCCTTCGCGAGCAGGGTCGCCAGGTCCGCGATCACCTCGTCAGGCTGCTCGAGGCCGAGCGCCCGCTTCTTCTGCTCGTCGGCCTTGAGGTAGGCCCCGGTCAGCTTCGTGACCTTCTCGACGTTCGCGACCGAGAAGTCCTTGTTTGCTTCGTCCTGCGCGCGCTCGAGGAGCCGAACGTTCCGGGCCTGGATGCGATCGAACTCGGCGAGGTCGGTCGGCAGCGTCTGCTCGATGTGCGTGCGCGCGATGACCTTCGCGACGTCGGCGCGCTCGGAGCGGTGCTTGCGCACCATCTTCGAGATCGCCTGCTTCGTGATCGTGATGCGGTGCTTCTTCTTCAGCCACGCGACGATCGAGTCGTACGTGGCGCGCTTCGCGACGCGCGCGAGCACTTCTTCCTGCAGCTCGGGCGACAGCTTGGACATCGGTCAACCGTCAACCGCCTGGGGGCGGTCAACTCGGAACTGGAAGGCGGGCGCCGTTCCGGTCATGCCCCCCGGCCGAACAAAAACAGGGGGGGGGTGGGGTCGGTCGCACGCAGCCCTGGCCCGCTCCATCACGAGCAGGCGGCCAGGGGCCCGAACCGACCGAGTAGGAGGCACCCGACGACACGCGACCGGGCGTCGGGGCTGGCGGCGTTCCTGGGAGGGGAGCATCGCCGCCGAACCCCATCGCCCAGCGTACGCACATCATGGGTTCCGACCGGGGGGTCGCGCGAGCGGCACGATGCGGCAGCGCGCGGCGAGGAGCGGCAGCAGGCGTCACCGACGTTCAGTGCTACCGTCTGGCCATGCCTGGGAGGGCGTCATGCAGCAGGGATCTGGTGACCAGCTGACCGACGAATGGGCGGCGAGCGGCCGACGACCGGACTGCGTTGGGTGGAAGGCGATCGCCTCAGCCCTCGACGTGGACGTGCGCACCGCTCAGCGCTGGGAGCTCGCCGGCATCATCCCCGTGATGCTCTTCGGCCGGACCCGCGTCGCCGCCTACCGAGAGCGGCTGCAAGCGTGCGCGCTGAGGGCTCGCTGCCCGCGGTCGCCGCCGTCCAGGCCTACCTCGGCCGCATGGCCGACGAGATTGCGAGGTGGGCCGAGCAAGCCGTCATCGTCGACCGCCTGGTTTTCCGCGAGGAGCTTCGCGAGGGCATGAAGTCGCTCTTCGCGACGGCGCACCGACACGGCGTCGAGTACTACGGCAAGTTCGCGAACGCTGGGTACCGAGGCATGTACAACATGAGCCTCAGCCAGCTCGAGGAGCTCAAGGGCCTGCCGTTCGGCGAGACGCTGATGGATCGGATGACCCCGGCCGAGCTCGCTGCGAACCACTTCCGCGTGACGCAAACCGAGCAGAAGATCACGCTCGGGAACATCCGAGGACAGGTGAACCTCGAGAAGGCGGCCCACGAAGTTGGCCAGGTCGTGCGCGACGCCATGATCCGAACGACCGGACAGCGCCCAGAGGAACTCCCCCTCATGGAGCACGTGAGCGAGTCGAAGAAGAAGCTCAAGTCGGCCCGCAAGAGGCTCGACGAACTGAGCACGCCCGAGGCAAGCCAGGAGCTGCAGTTTCAGACGGTTCAGGAGCGCTACTTGGTAGACCCGCACTCCGCCGAGCACGGGTTCGTTGCAGACCCCGAGGACGAGGGGGTCTACGAGTACGACGACGAGGACGACGACGAGTAGTCAGCGCCCACGGGGCCTCCCGCACACGTCACAGCGAGGCCAGCTCCGGACGTCGGCGACGACGAGCTCGTGCCCGCAGTGGGGCCGCCGGCCGTCGACGATCGCCCCGACCACGTCGTCCTCGGGCCCGAGCTCGGGGAGGTCGATGGCACCGACGCAGACCCGAGCCTCCCGGGGCGCCTCGAGCTCCTTGAGGGCCGGCGGCGGGATGAGCAGCGGGCGACGCTCCCGGGGGATGCCAGACGCGTCCTGGAGCCGGGACAGGTGCTCGTTCAGGTCGACGGCCCAGAGCCGCTCCCGGAACGCCGTGCGAGCCGCTCGGAGGTCCCGCGCCAGGTCGCCGCACACCCGGGCCTTCGTGGGCTCGTCCTCGGCGCCCGAGAGCAGCCCGAGGCGGGCCGCGGCGAGCTGGGTCGGGGTGAGCGCCTCGAGGTCGAGGCCTCGGGCCGCCGCGGGCATGAGCGTCCGCGCGGCGTCGACCTGGCCAGCGCGCACGAGCTCGCGGACCTTGGCGGCGACCGAGCGCGGGCCTCCATCGCCGGGCTCGAGGTCGCCGAACATCGCGCCGAGGACTCGCCGCTGGAAAGGCTCCAGGGCCATCCAGACCCGCAGAGCCGCCGCGAGGTGCGCCGAGCCGCGCGTGCCCGGGTCGAAGGACGACCGGCCGCCCGAGACGCCACCCACGCCATCCCGGGCCCGCTCGAGCTGCCGGCCGAGGGCGGAGCCGACGTCGCCGAGCTGCTCCACGCTCTGCCCCGCGTAGGCGCCTCGAATGTGGTCGGAAAAAGCGACATGGCTCGACGCCACCACGCGCGCCACCTCGGTCTCGTCACGCCAGCGCCAGGTCTCGTCCTCGGCCCGCCGGGCGCGCGAGAGCTCTCGGGGGCCGTCGGGGTTCGCGGCCGCGACAGCGCGCTGAGCCCGGGTCGCGTCGAGGTCGGACTCGATGCGCTCGTCCTCCGACGACTTCCACTGCGCCAGCGAGTACTCCAGACCTCGCGACCGGGCCATCACGCACCTCCCCGAACCCACCACGCGAGCAGCGCGGCGTCCGCCATGTGGTCGTTGCGGATCGCCGCGCCGAAGCACTCGCGCGCGATCCCGAGCGACGCCGACTTGCCCGCCTCGCGGCGCTGCCGGCCGATGATCTTCGTCTGCCACTCGCTCGGCTTCACCCGGAGCACCGGCAGCCGGTGACGTCGGGCCGCGAAGAGCACGGCGCCGACGTAGTAGGCGATCCCGGCCATCGTCGCCGGGTTCGCGCGAGGGCCACGCGCGAGGAACACATCCTCGACGACCACCAGCGCACCAGCATCGAGCGTCGCGCCGTCGACCGAGACGAAGCGCTCGACGAGCGCCTCGACCTGAGCGCCCCACGCGTCGTCGCTCGGTCCGCCGGTCTCGCTCTCGAAGCTCCCGAAGCGCGCCACGCGCTGCCCGATCGACGCCCAGCCGGTGACCTTGCCGCAGTCGAACGCGAGGACGGCCGGCTTGTCGGCTTCCGGCACGTGCCAGGCCCACGCCGCGTCTGCGAGTCGAGACGTGACGTCGCCGCGGAGCGTGGCGAGCTCCGCGGCGGTCACGATCCGACGCTGGTGCGTCGAGGGGCTCATGCGCGCTTGGCGCCCTTCTTCGAGCGGCCGCCGCGCCCCTTCGGCTGCTCGCTGGCCTGGTCTGCCTTCGGTGCCGCAGCATCCGGCACGTCCTCGCCCTCGAGGTGGTCGATCTCGATGCTCTTGCCCTCGCTCTCGACGGTGATGCGTTCGCCCTTCGACTTCGCGTAGCGGTAGGCCTTGATCTGCGGAGCCGTCAGCGCGACGCGCTCGCCGCCGATGCCGAGCCCGTAGACCGGCTCGCCGCGCACCATCACGAGCTCGAGGTCCGTCTTCGCGCCGGGCGGGCACCAGAAGCGCGACAAGCCCTTGCGCAGCTGGTCGCGCACGCTCTGCGCGATCTCGCTCGTGGCGTTGTAGGACTTGCCGGTCGCGTCGATGACCTCGACCATCGTGAGCACGCCGCTCTCGCTCGCGGCCTTCGCCGCGTCGGCAGGCTTCGCGACCGCGGGGATCCCGAGCTGCTTGTCGTGCGTGGTCATCGGGGTCGTGAGGGCGACCTTGCCGTTGTCCTCGCGCACCCACTCGAACACGCCTCGCTTGAAGTCCGCGCGCCGGAAGCAGGTGATCGGCCGCTTCTCGACCTTCCGCTGCACGACGTCGAAGAGCCGATCGATCTCGGCCTCGATGACAGCGATCTGCTCCTTCGACTCCTTCGCTTTCGCCTTCGCGGTCGCGATGGCGTTGACGCGGTCGTTCCGCTTGTCCATCAGCGCGCGGAACCGGGCGTCGCGCTCCTCCTCGGTGAGCGGCACCTCGAGGTGCATCGTCATGGTCTCCGTCGACGGCACGGAGCTCCCGGTCTGCACGTCGTCCGTCGGGGCCTTCTTGCGGCCGCCTTTGCCCTTCGCCTTCGTCGCCTCGGTGGTCGTCGTGGTGGTCATGTCGCTCCCTTCTGTTCGAGTCAGTCGTCGTCAGGCCGGTCACCAGCACGCTCGAGGAGCCGCGAGCTGCGCTCGATGTGCTCCTCGTTGCCGTTGCGAGTGCACTCGGCGTGCACCGCCATGTCGTCGTCGTGGAAGCTCACCTCCGCGATCCAGTCCTCGTCGAACCGGATCATGGGCAGGCCGCAGATCCCGCAGGCGTAGTCGTCGATCGTTGCGAGGAACGGCTCGCCGCGCAGCGTGACCCCGCCGGGCACCAGGCCCGCCGCCCGCATGAACTCGAGAACGACCTTGAAGGGGTCGATGCGGCACCACCAGCCGGCGACGCGGAACACCTCGTAGCCGGCCGCCTCGAGAACCTCGTCGCGGCGACGATCTCGATTCGCGTTCGCGGGGTCGAGGTGGTGCTCGCCGTCGATCTCCAGAGCGAGCAGCCGCACCGCCGCGCCCTCGTTCGCCGCGACGATCCAGAGCTGGTCGACGACGTACGGCACCTTCCCCGGACGCGTCGGGTCAGGAACCACGTGCGAGCCAGTCAGGTGCAAAGCGCCGAGCCGCCGGCCCAGCATGTCAGGGCCGACCACGCACCCAGGCGCGCCATGCCGCACGAACGCATGCGCCGCGTGCCAGGCAGAGCGCTCCGCGAAGCTCACACCACGATCGGCCCGGTCGGCGAGATCCTGTGGCACGCGGTACCCACGCTTTCGAGCCATCTGCAGCGCGAAGGCGAGCGAGGGCGGGTGCCGTGGGTTGTTGACCGGCGAGTCGTAGCCGCCCCCGATCGGAATCTCCCCTGCACGAACCGCAGCCACGAGCGTTGCGTGGTCGGCACCATCCTCGAAGTCGAACTGCGGCGATGGCGCTCCGCCGCGTGCAGCCTCGACCGCCGCGGCCAGAGCATCGGCCTCGTCCGCGATCTCCGAGACCCAGCGCAGCCCGCGCGACGGCGCGATGTGATGTTGGACCCGCAGTCGACAGGCCTCGTTGAGGCGATGCTCGATCCGCCGGCTCGGCCGCCGAAGTACGACGGCGCTGGTGCGAAGGTCTGCGCGGACGCTGCGGTGCGCTGCCATCGCCTGCTCGATGTGGTCACTCATGTCCATCCTCCTTCGGAAGCGGCCTTCTCTGCGAAGAGGAACCGCTCCCCGATAAACTGAGCTTGCACGACGCCCATGGGTCCGTCGCGATGCTTGTCGAGGATGAACTCTGCCTCTTCCCGCCGAGCCCTTGCCGCGGTCGAGGACTTGTCGCTCATCCGCAGCCAGGGCCGATAGATGTGCAGGATCTTGTGCGCGATCTGCTCGATCGCAGCAGCGCCGCGGATGTCGTTCTTGACCGGCCGCCCTTCGCGCTTCTGCGCGTCGCGGTTGTATTGGGCCAAGACCATCAGGTGCAGGTCGAGGTCGACCGCGATGCGGCCGAACTCGCGAACCATCTTCGCGATCGCCGCGGCCTCCGACTCCGCGTCCGGGAACTCCATGATGTGCATGTGATCGACGACGAGCAGTCGCAGTCGGGCGCCACGGGCACGGAGCCGCGCCTGCGCCTTGCGAGCGGCCGATCGGACCTTCGTGATGTCCTTGTCGGCGTCGTCGACCTCGAGCAGCAGCGAGCGCCAGGCATCGATGGATGCGTCGACGAGCGCCACTCTCTCGGGTGCAACCTCGCGAAGCGGACGGTTCTCTTCGTCGCAGCCGGTCATCAGCTCGTGCATCGAGAGACCACGCTCGAAGCCGTGCTCCTCGGCGAGCTTCTGGGACAGCATCACAATCCCGCGGTGCGCGATGCGCTTGCGGGGCATCTCCAGGGTCAGGTACGCGGCGCCGATCTTCTCGCCGCCGAACTTGCGCCCTGCGGCGAGGAACTGTGCGACGGATTGCGCGAAGACGCTCTTGCCGCCGCCGGTGTCGGCTGCGACGTAGGTGGTCTGGCCTACGCCGAATCCGTGCATCAGAGCGTGGAGCTTCGAGAACTGCGCGCGCATCCCCCACGGCTCGCGCTTGCCTTCCCACTGCTCGACGAGCTCCTCGCGCACCTCGCGAGCGATCTCGGGCGCCGAAGCCATGCGCGACTCGCCTGCGGACTCGGCGATGGACGCGAGCCGTTCGGCAGACTTCGCAAGCCACTGATTCGTCTCGCCGTAGTCTCCGAACCCCTCGGCGGCGATCATCTGCGCTGTCTCGATCGCCCGACGGACACGCGCCTTGTCTCGAACGATGGTCGCGTGCGCTGCGACGTTCGCCACCGAGGGCGTAGCGTCCACGAGTTTGACCAGGTAACCGACACCACCGACGGCCTGCAGGCGATCGCGATCGCGCAGCTCCGCGGCGACCGTCTGCACGTCGACGGGACGGCCAAGAGTCTTCACCGCGAGAATCGCATCGAAGATCCTGCGGTGCGCGTCGCCGTAGAACGCGTCGCTCGTGGGCAGCACCTCGAGCACGGCGTCGAGCGACGTGCTGTCGGTCAGGATCGCCGAGAGCACCGCGGCCTCGACGGCTTCGTTGTGCGGCGGCACGCGGCCGGCGACGTCGATCGCGATGACCTGCGGCTTCCGTGTGCGCGGGTCGAACTTCACCACCGCTCGTTCCTCCCCGACTCACGCGCCGCTTGCTGCGGCGGCTTGCGCCTGCCTGCCTGCAGGTCGCCGAGGATCCACGCAAGCTTCTGCGTAAGCCTCGCCACGCGCTGCGGGCCGTCGGACAGTGGGTGCTTGGTCGCGAAGCCCTCGACCTCCGCGAGCAGCTCGCGGCCAAGCTGTCGGCGGTCGAGGCGATCGGCGGCGGGCTCGGCTTCGAGCGTGACCTGGAGCCTCGCCGCTGCGAGCTCGAGGTCTTCGTCGCCGAAGAGCTCGGGGCGACGACGAAGCTCCTCGGCGATCGTCTTCGCCGCTGCCTGGTCCTTGGGCGTCGGGGGGGGGGGGGGGGGGGGAGGCCCGCTCGCGGGCCCTATTTCCTTCCCTTCCTTCTCTTCCTTCAAATCCTGAGAACGCGCGCGCGTACGCGATGGCGGCTTCTGGTCGCCTGAGTAATTCCGTGGGGTTAGCTCGCTCACGTGGTTCGGCGCCGTCCCGCCCGTGGCCTGGCCGTGGCCGAGCGGTGGCTCGCCCGTGGCCTGGCCGTGGCCGAGCGGTGGCTCGCCCGTGGCCTGGCCGTGGCCGAGCGGTGGCTCGCCCGTGGCCGAGCGGTGGCTCGCCCGTGGCCCGTCGACCCCCCCCTTGCCTGGCCCCCGACGGTGCGCGGCGGCGAGGTTCCGGATCACGAGATAGGCACCCTCTCGGACGATGAAGTTGTCGCCATCGAGCAGGACATCGAGCTTGCGGCCAATGAGCTTCCGCTCGTCGGGATGCGCCCCCAGCAGGCGGCAAAGCGTCGCGACCATCTTCGCGTCGTCGATGCCGACGAAAATGCGCCCGTCGTCGTCGGCCAGTCGCAGGAGCTCGTCGCCGAGCCCTCGCACGAGCACCGGAAGCGCCTGCCACTCCTTCGAGGGCCGCAGGAACAGCTTCCTGTACGGCTCCTTCGACCAATCCCGAGCCATCAGCGCGTTGCTCCTGCGGCCGCTGCGGGCCGTGCGGGGGATGTCGAGACGAACGCGAGGCCGAAGACCGCGAGCACCTGGTCGAGCGTGCGGGCCTCGTCGTCGTTCCAGTCGGGGATCACGAACCAGGGGTTGTGGTTGCCCTTCCAGGTCCAGACGCTCTTGAGCGCCTCGAGGAAGGCATCGAGGCAGGCCGCCACCTGCGCCTCGCGGTCGTTCGCGCACGCGAACCGGGTCGGCGTCGTGCTCATGCGCCAGAGCGCGCCCACGGGGCTCCAGGCGGCCGCGCGTGCATCCTCGGGAGCACACGGGCTGCCCTTCTGGTCGCGTGCGAGGGCGCGCTGGCACCACGCGCCAGGCAGCAGGAGCTCGCGCGCGCCGAGGAGCATGTCGCGCACGCGAGAGAGCGGGACGTGCGTGCGGCTCACGGGAGGCCTCCGGGGAGTGCCTCGTCGAGGTCCTCGTCGAGCTCGAGGGCGACGCTGCTGCCCGAGTCCTCGACGCGCTGCTCGTCGTCGGCCTGGTCGTCCTCGAGGACGCCGGGCTTCGCGCGCTCGAGCGTCGAGAGCACGTCGCAGAGGTCCTCGACGCCGCCCGTGGCTTCCTCGGCCTGGGCAGCTGCGCGGCGGGCGAGGTAGATGCGGTGCCGCGCCTTGATGAGGGCGAGGCGCGCAGCCTTGTCGAAGGCCTTCGCGGCCTCCGGCTCGCGCGCGTCGTCGCCCAGAAGCTCCGCGAGCTCGGCGTCCGAGATCGGGGCGTCGTAGAAGTCTGGGCGCGCGGGGGATGCAGGCGCCGGCGGAGACGCGCCGGCGGCCTCACACAACGCGTCTTCCCCTGCGAGCGTCTCCTCGCAGGCGTCGTCTACGTCGACGGGTTCAGGCTGCGCGCTCGGCATGGGGCATCCCCTCCTCGGGGTTGGTTACTGGCGTCTCATGACGCCGGCGCGAAGTGCTCGTGCGCGCGGGCCGCTTCTTCGCGGGCGCGGGCTTGGGGCGGGAGGCCTTCGGGGCCTGGTCCTCGGCGCCGAACGCCGAGCGGAACACGTCGCGCAGCCATCCGGTCGACATCAGGCGACCTTCCGCGCGCAGACGAAGGCCTCGACCTCCGCGTCGCTCCAGGTGTCGACGGAGCGGATCGCGCGCGCCGCCTCCGGGTCCTCGAGGGACAGCCGGTCGAGGTGCGCGCGCGTCAGGCGGTCGGGCTCCGAGAGCGAGAGCACGCGCTGCGCCTGCGACTTGCCGATGCCCAGCTTGAGGGCGACGACGTCGACCTTGCCGGCCGGGTCGCCGCATCCGTACCTGAGCGCCTCGCGAGCAACGATCTTCCGAGCGAGGCGACGCAGCCTCTCCACTCGTTCAGGGTTGAACGTCCAAACGGGGACCGGGGTGGTGCGGCAGAGACCCGGACCACGACGCATCGTCTCGTCATGAGCGCTCACGACGACACGACTCCGCGCAGCTGCTCGAGGACCTCGAGCTGCGTCGCCCGCGCGACCACGTGCGCCTCGGACATGGCGAGGTCGCGCCGGAGCGTCGGCGGGATCACGGGCTTCGAGGCGCGGTCGAAGACCGCGACGACGACCTTGCCGGCGAGGAGCTCCAGACCGAAGACGAGGCAGTTGCGCATGAAGACCTCCCACAACCGAACGCGACAGCGGATCGAGGCGCGAAGAAGCCCGCCGCGCTGGGGAGCGGGCGGGCAGCGGTCAGGCAGCGTCGGAGTCCGAGCGCTCGGCGTCGCCGGCCGGCGACGGCAGCTCGGGGAAGAGCTCGCGAAGCTTGCGAACGAAGCGCGCCTGCGGGCGGACCTTGCCGGCCTCCCAGCGGTACACGGCGGCCGGAGCCGCGTCGGTGGCCTTGCAGATGTCCATCTGCGTGAGGCCCTTGGCCACGCGCAGAGCACGAAGCTGCTTCCCCCACGCCCGGAGTTCCGAGGACTGGTTCATGTCTAATCTCGTACCTAGCGCAACAAGACTGGTCAAGGACCACCTGCGGGCCTTGCTTGCAGCTCCGCCTCTTTGCGCGCCTCCTCGTCTGTCGGCTCGCCGAAGGCATGGGCGAACGACGAACGCTGCGACTCCTTCGTGACGGGCGACGACCGCATGTGCGCTGACGTCGACCCGGTGAAGATCGACGGCGACTGGGACGCGATCGCGAAGTACAAGCCCTAGGCCATCTCCGCGAGCTCGACGACCACCGCCGCTCGCCGTGCCACGTCGGCGAGGCGCCACGCCTTGGCGACACCTGGTCGAACGACGCGGCCGACGCGCGCAGCCTCGCGCCCAAGCTCGACGAGCTCGCGGGTGGGGGCGGTCTCAGACCGCACGTACCTGACCGCGGCGCCCTGCACGACGACGGCGTCGGCGAGCCGCGCCTCCCCGACCCGCAGGGCCAGGCACGTCGGAGCGACGTTCGGGTACCGCTCGATCAGGTCCTGCAGGTCGTGGCCGATCTGCCAGGCGGCGCGCAGCGCGGCGTCCGGTACCAGCAGCGCGCCTGCGAAGGCGTTGGACCAGCTCTCCACGTCCATGCCTTCGACGCCGCGGCGCGTGAGTACCAGGACGCGGTGCCCGAGCTCGTGCGCGATCGCGAAGCCATCGAGCCACGGCGGCAGGCCTCGGCGCCGGATGATCTTGTCGCCCACCTCGGAGTAGCGGGCGGGCGGCGTGCGCGCCCCGGAGCACGAACGGGGGCACCAGCTCGAGGCGTATCCCCAAGCGGCGACAGAGCAGCCTGACGTCGGGCGCGTCGATGCCGTCCATCCGGCCGATCCGGAGGAGGTAGGCCGCGCTCGCGGCGGCGTCTTCGTAGTCGGTCATCGCCGTCCATGAGACGCACGCGGCGGGCTCGTTTCCAGGGTCCGCCGAAGCCGGGCGGACAGACGCGGTCCGCGCTGGGGCGGCGTCGCGGCGGGTAGTTCTTGCGTTGGTCTAAGACTGGTCCTATAACGATCCTCACCAGCCGCCGCGGGGGTTCCCGCGGACCGCCTGACCCGCGAGCCCCAGGGCGTCGAGCGGGTCGCACGCGGAGCCCTCACGGGCACGGCGACCACCACCACCCGGAGGCCCGATGCACGCCAGCACGCCCCCCTCGTCCTCGAGGGGTCAGGACACGTCCGTCTCGATCCACCAGCTCGCCGACACCATCCCGGCGCCGCCGCCGGTGCACTCCCGCTACGTCGCGATCTGCGGCTGCGAGCGAACCTTCAGCCTCTGGCAGTGGGAGGAGCTCCACTTCGTAGGCTTCCAGGCCAACGACGAGGGCGTCGAGCTCCGCAACTGCGTCTGCGGGTCGACGATCGGGCGCGGGGTGGCGTCGTGAGCGCCAACACTCGCCACATCCATGCCGTCGTCTACGCGAGCCTCGATGGCGTGGTCGCTCTGATCCAGAAGTTTCCGCAGGACCGCGCAGACATCGCCGTCATCCTGCTCGGCGGCGCGATCGCGATCGCCGACACGATGGGCGTCGACGTCGAGGGCTTTCTCACGGAGCTGCGCCGCACCACGACGAAGCCCGACGTCCTCGTGCCGCCGACGGAGGCTGCGTCGTGATCGCCGGCTCGGTGCACCGTGGCCTCTTCGCCGTGTCCTGGATGGGGCACGAGGGCTACGGGCTGACGTTCGAGCAGGCGCAGCTCGCAGCGCTTCTCTCCATCCTGTCGTGCCGCACGCGCAGCCGTCGGCGCTGCCTGCAGCGGCAGAGGGGGCGCGCGTGAGCCGCGCGAAGGCCTTCACCGTCGACCAGGTCGCCGAGGACCTGGCCGACAACATCGACCGTCCGGCGTTCTGGCCTGACGTGGCGTTCGAGGTTCGCCGGTGTCGGTCGCTGCGATCGCGCGGTGATCTCCCGGTCGCACTCGACGCTCTCGCCGACGCGGAGGCGGAGGCCCGCCGCATCGTCGACGACGCGCCCCGCGCGGTCGTCGAGGCCGCGCTCAAGCAGGAGCGCGATCGAGTTGCTGCGTGGATCGTCCGCTCGTGGGTCGAGCGCGTCCTGTGGCACGTCGAGGAGCTGCTCGTCTTCGCCGGCGTTCGCACGTGGGACGAGGTCCAGCGCGACCACGAGGCCTCCGATGGGCCCGAGGCGCGCGTCGCCATCGCTGGCCTCGACGAAGCCTGGCAGGCCTACGTCGCGTCCTGCGCGGCGTGGCAGTTCAGCGACGCCGGAGGCGCGCCGTGACGCTCTCCGAGGCGGACCTCGCCATCCGCGCGACGGGCATCGGG